CTTCAACTGCAGTTTCAACTACTGCTTCTGTTGCTTCAGTCATAGGACTAACCTCCTTTGTAATCTTAATTGTACTAATGCCTTTAGCACTATCAACTAAGAACTTTATCATTTCTGTGTTATTTTTATCGTCCTTTTCAATAAAGCCAATGTTTTGCATTGGATTTCCTGATGTAGGACTTGTTTCACTTTCAGACTCTGAAACCATTACAATACCAGTTTCTTTGTCCCAAAAAACATTTTCTATTTCTGCCTTTGAAAGATATCCTCCAACAACATTATTACCATTGACTTTTTCAATAGATACGATGTTTGCAAGTTGGTTTGCTGGATTATCTACCAGAGACAATTCAAATAAATCATATTCTTTAATAATTCTAATACTTTTATTTAGTTCTTCGTTATAGGCATCGTCCCAATTTTTAATATTTCCACCAATTGAAAAACCAGTGTAGGTTCCGTCTAAAACTTTTTCCCAGGCATTTTGAGCGCCCTTAGAAACGTAAGCAGATACATACACTCCGCTATAAAACTTTTTAACTGATGGATCAAAGTATCGATCTTCTTTAAATGATACAACTTTTCCTACTGCTACTGGTTGATGCATTTCTCTCAAATTGTTTTTAAAATTTTTAAAAGCATTAACAGATGCCTCTGTTGTAACAATGTCGCCTTGTCTATCAACATTATCTAATGTTGCAAATCCAGATACAATTCTTTTTTCGATGTCTATTTTTGAAAATGGCATTGACATATTGACATTACTATCTGATACATTAAAGTGTGCTTTATTAGTTATACTCATAAGTTAACAAACTCCTTTTTGATAGTATGTATGAAGCAAGGAACATCATTTTATCTATATCGTCATTAAGCAGCCCTGCAGCAGTATTACATTTATGACATAAAATTCCTCTGACGCAATTAGAGCAAGAACTTTCAGTTGGGCAACAAGCATGATCATGATCTAGTGTAAGTCTAGCCATTGAGCCACAAACCTGGCATCCATCTTTTTTCATATTATCTATTTGCTGTGCAGAAAGACTTGACCCTTTTTGTGAGTCATAATGCTTAGTACACATTTCTTTCTTTTTTGCTAAATCTTTACAATTGTTAACCTTACACATTTTTCCATTATAAGAAAAAACTCTAATATTTTCGTATTGTCCTGGGTCTCCATTTTTTAAAAATCTTTTGTAATGCATGTGACAATATAGCGTTTTTTCACCATGACGGCGTTTATCGTTGTTGCAACCATTAACTGAACATTTATTTATTAACATATCGTTATCCATTATACCAAACTATTTTACAACTATCTCATTTATTGAGATGATCTGCCTTCACCCTGTGGGTTACGACCAGATATGGTAGTTGTAGAGTCTGAGTTGTTATTTGTTCGTTCTGTATCTCTTTCTCTATTCCCTGCCAAATTTGCTCTAGCGTCAGTTGCTTGTCTTGGAGACATAACAAATGGGTCATCGCCATCTGCTCTTTGTGGCAAGTCTAACTTCTCACGAGCCTCGTTTGGAGTCATAACCTGTGTCTTGACGTATCGCTCAATAATTTGAGACTGAGCAATTTCATCTGTAAGCGTTAACTCATTAAACTTAAGTTCAAGAACATCTGTTTTTTCTCTAATAATCTTATTAACAACCTTTTCAATATGCTTCTGTGCTGGACGAGATACCTGCTCTTTAAATGTACGATCTTGAGAAAGTGCAGCAGCAATTCCTGAATCAGATCCACCAAGTTTAGAAATAGGAACCTGATGTGCAATAAGAATGTCATCTCTGTTTTGTTTACGATACTCTTTAAATGAACCTTCTTGAATACCGTTTTCAATTGGCTCCATTTTAAATTCAACCTTGTTGGTATCTGTATCTCCAGGAAGCGGAATATACAGGGTTCTGTGAGACTGTGACTTTAATCCAGTTTGTAAAAATCTAAACATCTTGTCTTCACCGTCTGAAGATAATTTCGCACCCTTAAGTGTTACGATATATCTTGGAACTGCTTTGTTTTCGAAGTAGTCAATGTTGTATTGTGAAGCAAGTTGATCTCCAATTAATGAAGGCATTGCTGCAATAATGTCTGGAACACCATAAAATGTATTTAATGGTGAGTATTCTTTGTAGTGAATAATCTCATTTGGGCGTGGATCTGAAGTCATTGGGTTTGGATTCTTTGCCCCAAAGTTTCTAAAGTAAACTACTGAGTTTCCAATGATCTGTACAAACCCGTCATGTAAACGACGAACACGCATAGTTGTTGCAGGTATGTGACCAAGATATCCAATATCTCCAGTTACTGTTCTTCCTACTTCAAGGAATCCATTACCAGTTGCCTGAACATCTGTATAAAATTGCTCCATTGTTTTAGTAAAAGAGTCATCATCATTAAGACTTTCTAGCCAGTCTTTTAATTCAAGTTTTGCTCTTTCAATACGATTACGTGCACGGTTTACAGCGTCTTGATCTTCATTCATTTCAAACCTTAGCATCGTTCTATCTGCAATATCAAAACGGTAGCCAAGACCAACAACGTTTTCTACCTTTGCATCAATAGCAGCATGGTTAGCAAAAGAGGTATCATAAAAGTTAGCCAACTCATACATATTGTATGGAGGGGTAATTACATCAAACAAACCATATCCATTACGATATACGGTTCCAGGATTGATTCGCTTAGATCCAGAGTCTACTCCTGATGGTGTTGCGTTAGCAGAATCAAGGTATTGATCTGTAGCAAATGTCATTGCTTTTGTTACATTCCTCGTAGTTTTTCTACGAAAGTTTTGATCTAGCCCAGTTAAATCTTTTAATGCTTCCCAAGACTTGTTAAATGGATCTTGTGAACTAAAAGGGTTTTCATCTTTTTCTTGTGTATTTAAAGCAACACTTACGTAATCGTTATTCATCTCCACCATACTTATCATAGGTTTGTCTTGCTGCTACCCAAGCACCATGATCATTCATGGAAGGAATTAAGCCATTCTTCATTCTATCTAGTTGCTCAGAATGTTCTTCCTCGCTAATTCTCGTAAGCCCAGGCACAAAAACTACACTGCCTTCTCCGTCATCACCATAATGCATGGCAACTTTCTTTAATTCTGCAATCTTAGATATGTCTCCACGCTCAGACGGAATATTTAATATGCTTCCACTGCCGTCAGTAAACCAAGAGCCACTAGACTTTTTATACACATACAAGCCCCAGTTATAATCTTTTTCTATTACTTTGCGTCGGACATTGCCAACTTTTTTAAGAATCTCGTTATCCATAACCATAAGTATAGCAGATTATACTGGAATCTGTACCGAAGTCTGCCAAACTGTATTCTGATATATCTTTAATCTTTCAGCATCAAAAATCATACCATCTTCATCATCAATGATAATCTTATTAGTTCCTAGGTAGGTCTTATACACGTCTGCTGGGCTTACACCGTATAAGTCTGATGAAGAAATTACAAGAACGCCTTCCCACGTAAAATTATTTAACCAGTACTGCCAATCAAAATTTGTTACCCCGTCTGTTTTAACCTGTAGCCAAGGTCTGTTAAGCGTACTCTGAACCTGCTGTAAGTTATTTGCTTGGTAATAGGCAACATTATTAAATATCATTGGTCCAGTTAGGTTAATAGAGCCTAAATAAGAGTCGAAGTTTAATGCTGTAGAAAATGCAATTCCAAGCACTCCCCATTCTTTTTTAGTTAATACTGGCTCTCTTACGATACTGCCATTCCAAAAATATGAGATTCCATTAAAGTCTTGCCCAGTGCTTTGGCTACGAGCAAAAATCCTTGCCCTAGATCCCTTTTCGCTATCTGCAACCATATAAAACTTTATTGTGTCTGCTCTATAGTTAATCTCAAATATCTCTGTTGGCGTTCCTGGGAAAAAGTCTTCATCGTATCTCATCCATATTTGAGCAGCACTTATTCTGTAGTTGTCAGAGTTTGTTTGATTAATTGGAATAGCAATTCCTCTATTGACTTCTGGATCAAATTCACCACGAACCTCTATGCCAGTCTTTCTATTTAAGTATAGGTATGGAGTGCTTCCTTTATATATACTAAATGGGTTTTTAGATTTGTAGTCATAATAAATTCCAGAGCGTTTGTATGGAAACATGTCAAGACCAAACCTGGTTCCAATTGGGTTAAACGAGTTATTATTCAATGCTTGTGATGCCAACTCTAGTCTTCTCAAAGCAATTGGTTTTGTTAGAATATTTCTAATATTAAACTCAAGATGATAGACAATTGCAATTTCATTAAAATCTTCTGTTTTGCTAGGATAAATTAATGTATTATCAACAACCTCAAACTTGGTGTTAGCCCAAGAAGTGTAATCTGCTATATCAATAATTCTTTTTGATGTTGGGGCAACGGTTGTTGTAAAGTTGCTTTGTGGTGAGTTAGCGCCTTCTGAGATATATTGAAAAGTAACGTAACTTCTAATAGAGGCATTTGCCGTATCGTATTCATAAAACTTAACGGACTTTTGTTTTAAGTCTTCATAGTTATTGTACCCACTGTAAAGAAAATTATCTAACTGAAAATAAGTTCTTTGGCTAGGACTTGAGTATTCGTCCTTCAATTGCTGATAGGTCCAACTGTTTGATACCGTTTCACTTTCAACTGATTCAGATGGTGCTGGATATCCTATATTAAACTGTAAAAAATCTAAATCATAAAATTGATTTCCAAGGTCATTTGCTACAAACTGAGCAAAATAAGACAGGGGCAAATAATCTTCCCAATATCCAGACACGCCTATGTCTAGGAAGAATTTGTTATAAGCCTCTGTTGGCAAAAGGGTATAACTTGCAGTATGCTCAATTAACGCTATAGCGGTTTCTTCTGTTGCTCCGCTTTCTGAAAGATCGTCAAATAAGACAAAGCCTTCTTCATTAAAATGTTCTTGTATTTCAATATTATTTAACTGTGTAGAAAATCCAACTGTATAAATTTTACCTGTAAAAGTTTTTTCTGTTTCTTCATCTCCTCCAACATATAACTTAAGTCCACTCTGGTTGCCAAAGAAAGATGAAATATTTTGACCAAAGAAGGTTGAGATTGTTTGAAGGTTTAAGCCAACCGCAAACAACTGGTTTGACTCAATAGACGGTGTAGTGTATACCAGTTGATCAACGCCGTTATAGTTTAATATGTACTTTACGATGTCTTCTTCTTGCCTTATAATAAAATAATCTGCAGTTAAAGAATTGTATATCTTTAACAAGGTTTGTGGCTGTAGTGGGCCAGACTGTGGTTCAATGTCACTTGTGCTAAAAACAGCATAGATAGATCTAACCTGATCACCTAAAATATTAAACCTTGGAAAGTTAATGTAGCACTGCTCTGATGACCAGGTATTGTTTGGCCTAAAGGTAATGAACTTATAAGACTCAGGCTGTGACTCATTGTATCCAGTTTGAACAACTTGGCAGTCATTGTATAAACCTTGCAAGGTTTTTGTACCTAAAAATATTTCAGGTAACTGGTATGCTGGAGTTGTAATTGCTGTGCTTGTGGTTACAAGGTTATCAAAAGATCCTTGTTGCCATTCTGCAAAATCTGGGTAGTTGTAGTTAGCAGTGTAATCTGCAAAAGCATAATCTATAAATGCTGATGTTCCACCGTACGCAGCATTGATTCCTTCTGGTGAAAGAACTCCCTGTCCATACACCCATCTACGCTTAGCCACTGTTATTGGTACCTGATATGGATAAATTGCAACACAGTCAATTTCAATTGGATTTACATCTGAGTGAGCGTAAAAACCTAGCCAGTCTTGTGATTCTAAGTTTACCTCTGGTAGTGGTAACTCTAGTGTTGCGGTATCAATAGTCATAGAGATTACTTCTTCTCCATTAATAAATACCGTTGCAGAATTACGAATCAAACGAATATTAATAAGCATTGGTCTATACCACTCACCAACGAAGTGTGAAGAAAATGTATCACCAATTACAAGAGTTAAGAAGCCACCTTCTACATAAAGACCATTGGTTCCTATGATTGGACCAAAGATTCTTTTAGGGGTTGAAGCATCTGAGTTAATTCTTGCCCAAAACTCTACGGTGTATTCTTTATATCTTCCAATTTCATTTAAAAAGCCTTTGCCAGGAATAATAAGGGATGGCTCACCTGCAGTGTTTGGTAACAATTTCGTTACACTAGACGCACCAAAAACTAAAGGTACGCTAGAATTTTTTGCAACTAGTGCGTTATCATTAACAAGATAGTATCCCTCATCTGTTGATATTCCATATGCTGCTGCTGGTATTACTTGGCTGTTTGTGTCTAACGCAATATTTAATGGAAATGCTTCAGGAGTGACGCCAAGTGAAACGGTATTAAATTCTTCAGACCACTGTCCTACAGTAACTCCATTAATAAAAAACCTATAGTCAGATGTTGAAGATCCACCGTCTGTTGTTACTATTTTAATGACAGCACGAAGGTTTGTGTTCTCATTAGGAATTTCAAAGGTTTCGGAAACAAATGCCCAACTTTCAAAGACTGTGGTTGGGAAGGTTTTTAGTTTTTGAACTACAGCAGATGTTGTTGTATCCGTATATTCATAGCCAATAGACACAGACTCTAGGTATGGACTTAAAGAATAAAAATATGCGCCTACAGCAAAAGTGCCAAGGTCTGAATTAAGATTACTAAAGTTAGCAAGGTTAGGACTTATACAAATAAGATCGTTAGTGCTTTCAACTGGAACAATTCCCAAAAGTCTTGTGGTTTCACTATTTGGAAATGGTTCATCTCCAATAACATTATTAGTTGCTGTACAACCAGTAACTGTCCATTCGTTTGTTATATCCCGCTCAGATTCGGATATAAGACTAATATAGTCAGCCTCATCGTCTAGCGCCCAGAGGACTAGTGGGTGCTCAGAATAAATCTTTTCTGCATACAAATTGGACGGGTTGGCCATATTTCTCCTATCCTCTTATTATAGCAGGATGAAGTCTAATATAACTTAATCTCGCAAGCGTCTGTTGAACAGTACTTTTCAGACTCAGCATCAAGATTATCTTTACCATCATAGATAGCAGACCAATCAATTTTGCCAATTGTTCCAACATGGGCATTATATTCTTCTCTTGTTATTTGAGTATATGGTTGTTGAGGATATGTTTTGTTGCCCATTGGTAAAAATGATACTGCCTTTAATTGACCCTCATACATATGAAGTGCTGGAGCAATATGTTTGGTTTCTGACTCTTTATCAAATGAAAGAGTTACAGATACGCCATTGTCAGACCAATACTTTTGAGCAGTTGCTGCTAAGCCAATCTTTTCAAAAAGACTTACATCCTTTTCAGATCTTGGATGTCCAGATGCTACTGGGAAGTATACGACTGATGTGTTTGCAGATACTAAGTCTGCTTCAATTTTATACCCTGCCGCTTTAAATAGGTGAAGCATTGGATCTGTATTACCAAACCTAATAGCACGAAGATAGAATGCTCCTCCAGGACCCCAATGAACTCCAGGTGTTGCACCAGAAAGCAATGACACAGAGCCAGAAGGTTTGACGGTAGTTACACGAATTGACTCACGTACACATAACCATTCTGAGTATGAGTGGTCGTATGCACGAATTTTTTTATATCCTTCGTCCATCCACTCACGAATTACTGGCATACCTTTTGTGTCTGCAAATGACGCAATACCAGTTAAAGATGTTCCAATGCGACGATTACGTTGCATAATTCCATTTGTGGTTTGCCAATGTGTTGGCATAAGTGTAACGGTTTTACCGTATAAATAAGCAAACTTTAATGTACGTAAAAAGTCTTCTTTATCTTCATGACGGTTTAAATGTACTTCTACAAGTGTGCATAATTCATATGACTCTAAGGGTTGTTCAGCGCAAGGATTGAATCCCATAACACGAGAATCTTTATAGTCTGCAGGATCTGCTAGTCTTCCATAATCTCTAGCAACATCTAGCCAAATAAATCCTGGCTCACCATTGTCTGCAATTAAGTCAACATAATCTTCGTACTTTGTTCCAACCTCTGCAGCGATAGAATTATTAGACATCCAAGCCCATCCTGGATTTTCTGAATCAAATGAGTTTCTATCTGGAAAAACCTCTGCATTTTTTAAATTAATAAAATCTTTATCTTCTGGTAGTCCTAAAGCCAAAGTAGCAGAACGACGAACATTTCCAGAAACAACACATGTACCAATAAGGTTAACAATATCTACAATTGCACAAGAGTCAAGTTTTTCTCCTGCTCTACCGCCAATTACTGTGTTGATCTTATCGTGTAGTGCAATGAGTGGTGCTGGACCGCTAGCAACCCCTCCAAAGCCTTTTATGGGGGCGCCTAGAGGACGGATAAGGTCATAGTTAAACTTCTGTATAGCCTGATTTGGGCGTAGGTATGAGTTTAATAACATTCTTACAGAATCTACCCAGCCTTCACGAGTATCTGGAATTTCCCACACATTTTCTGACTCTGTTGGAGCATGAATAGGGATTTCTTTGTCTTGACCAACGGTATCAAAGCCAACACCAATACCAAGCATTAATGCATCCATTACCCATGCAAACAAGGCTCCTGGATCATTACGATCAATATCTCTTGTAGAGACCATTGCACAATTTTGCAGGGAAGCAGAGTTGCGCTTTTCCATAGTCATAGGAGTTCCAAATGCCCATAAGCCACGACCTGGAGGGGTCCACTTTAATTCAAACATTCTTTGATAAGCCTCTTGAGCAGACTTTTGTGACTTGTTATCGTTCCAAGGTAGACGATTATCTTTAGCGTGGTTCTTTTGTACTGAGTACATTCCTTCAATTACCCGCTTGCAAACCTCATGCCATCTTTCTTTTGTTCCGTCTTCTTTCATACGAGAGTATGTTCGTATAAACGTGATCTCTCCCAATGAGTTAGAACCTGCGTCTGTAAAGCCAAAAGGTGCTGGAACTGTAGCGTATTTGTTTACAAACTCATCTGACAAACGAAAAGAAAAGATATCCGACATTGATTTTTCCAACTTTCTATTAAAAAATGTTATTAGCGCTTTACTAATCGTAAAGTAACCCTAGTATATCACAACATTAAAACAAAAATTTACACGTAAATAATAAAGTAAATGTTTACTTTAGAGTTAAGTACTTTGTGTTTTGTAAAGTAGTTTAACTAATTACTAAGCCAGACTTACCCTCTTTAACTTCACCCCACGTAAGGCCTGCGGGAATTGCTGCGGTAATTGATGTTCCATTAATTTTATAAGATTTGCCTGTAAGCAAGTTCATATGTTCTGAAGATGTCCAAGCATCAGTAGCATCTATCCAATTAAAGGTTTTATTAGTAGCACCTTCTAATGTTATACCGCCACCATTTGCTGAGGCATCTGAAGTATTTCCTTGTCCTAAAGTAATATTAATATCATCTACCGTTAAGGTTGTTGAGTTAATGGTTGTGGTTGTTCCATTAACTGTTAGGTCGCCAGTTACAGTTAAATTAGCAAGAGTTCCTACAGATGTGATGTCTGAAAGGTTTCCAGTTGTAATAACTGTACCTGTAATATTTGGAAGAGTAATAGTGCGATCTGCTGTAGGGTCTGTTACTGCAAGGGTAGTTTCATGATCATTTTCTGTGCCTTCAAAAATAATACCTGCTGGGGCAAGAATGTTTTTGCTAGCATCTAATTCTGCTACACCACTAATTGCACTTTTTTCGCTGTCTAATATATATGTGCCAAGGCTTGTATCTAGACTTTCTGAGTTTACAAGATAATAAAGTTCAGACCAGTCGCTTTCGCCATCACCAACTTTAATTTGACCAAGAGTACTATTGTACCCAATTTCGCCTTCTTCAAGAACTGGATTTGCTGAGTTCCATTCGGAGGTAGTACCTCTACGAACTTGAATTCTAGTTGCCATTTATTAATCCTCCAACGTTCATTATATCAGAACTGTTCATTTGGTCTACCACCATCTGCTGAAGGTAAAGCGTTTGTGAAAGTAGTATCTGGCGCACCACCGCTAAGTTTAGCAAATAGTGTTGGATAGGTAACTCCATTTCCGTCATACTCTGATTGAGCATCTATATAACTGGCTAAAGGATTCCACTCACTATTTAAATAATAATAAATTCTTTCAGTGACGGTATATAAAAATAATTGACCATTAGATGCATTAGCAGGAAAGGTACTACCAACAGTTAAAGAGGCTGTGCTTTGTGTAGTATTATCTGGGAAGGTAACTCCAGTAGCAACCTTAAGTCCTGCCTTAACGACAAAGTCTTTATTAGTTGTTGCCACTGAAGTTCACTTATCCCTTCAGGTCACATTACGCTTCAATAAGCGTTTTGTGAACCTTTACTACTGTGTCTGCTGCTGCAGGTGTTACAAGTAGACGAACATTTCCGCCTGAGAAATCTGCATCAGTTGTTCCTAAAGAGGCTGCTGCATTGATTACATCTGCGTATTCTGTGATAGCAACGTTGTTGCCTCCATCTACGTTAATAAGAACTTCCAGGGTTTGAATTTCTGTACCCTTTTTCATTTGTACTAAATATTTAGCACTTGAATATGTACTTGCTGACCATGAGTCTACAACGGTTGCGCTTGTAGTTGCAACGCTTGATGTTGCGGTACTTAAAAGAGCATCTGTAAGTACTACAGATCCTACAGTTACTGAACTAAATGTTGGTGTTGATGTTGAGCCAATGCTTTGTGGTAGAGATAAGGTTACTGCACCAGTTGAAGCACTTGCTACAACCTGATCTGCTGTACCAGTAATTGAAACTACACCTTCGTTTGTAACTGCATCACCAGTAATACTAATGCCAGTTCCAGCAGCAACATTTAATGTATTTCCTGTCTTAGTAAGACCGTCGCCTGCTGTAACTTGTCCTAGACCAGTAAATTGGGTAAATACAAGGGCTGTGGTTCCAATTGTAATTGCACCGTTATTGGTTAGTGTAAATCCTGAATCTGCGTTTACAGTTCCTTCTTCTACGAATACCGCAAAGTTTGCAGTTACTTCAGTTCCTGAATCTGCATCAGATGAACGACTTGCTGCTCCAGATGCTGAAACTATGTAAATACCATTTTGTGAACCAGTTGATTGATTCTTAACAAGAACACGATCTCCAGTTGTAAGAGTTACTCCATCAACAGCATCTCCATTTTCTAAGTCAGAAGAAATGTCTACGTTTGAAGTTGTTGCTGCACGAACTGATGCTTTCCAGTCAATACCTACAACTGCTGTATCAACATAGCCTTTTGTTGCTGCATCTGTTGAGTCTGTTGGTGTTCCAAGACCTGTGATCTTGTTTGTGCCCATTGCAATTGCACCAGACATTGTACCGCCAGCAAGTGCTAAAACATTTTCTGCAAGTGCTACTGTACCTGTTGCGTCTGGAAGAGTAATTGTTCTATCTCCAGTTGGATCAGTAACTGTTAAAGTAGTTTCGTGATCGTTAGCGGTTGCACCTTCAAAAACAATGTTTGCATCATTTAAAGTTAATCCAGTTACTACTGGTGATGTAAGTGTCTTATTTGTAAGTGTTTCAGTTCCTGCAAGAGTTGCAAAATCTTGATCTGTTAGTGCACTATTAAAATCAGAAATTGTACCTGATACTGAGTTTGAACCAAGTGCAATTGTTTTATTTGTTAAGGTTTGACTTACATCAAGAAGTGCTACTGTTCCAGTTGCATCTGGTAATGTAATTGTTCTATCTGCTGTAGGGTTTGTTACCTGTAATGTTGTTTCATTATTATCTGCTGAAGAACCTTCAAATACAATGCTTGAACCAAATTCACCTACTGCTTGTGGTGCTGACCAAACTAGTCCTGATGTTGTTGAAGAATCTACCGTTAAAACATATCCTGCAGTTGCTGCAACTGCTAATCTTTGTACTGCGTTATCTGCAGTACCTACAAGTAAGTCACCTTTTGCATCAAAGATTTCTTTTGTAATTACATCGTGTGTGTTGACGGTAGCCGTAGCCCCTTCAACAATTAAGCCATTTTTAATTCTAAAGGCTTTGTCTACTGTTGCCATATCTTGCTCCTTTGGGTCATGCCTTCAAACCAGTTCGGTAATACCTAATGGTTATCGGCGATAGTACGGGGGTTACCGTCATGCTTATTATACCAGAATTTAAACTAGCAGTGATATTTCCTATGGCGTTTGCCGTATTAGATACCGTGCCAAACTCTGTTATATTTTGATTTGTTCCATCAAAAATTATGTTAAGTTCTGTGCTTTTATAAACGCTTGTTAATGGATGAGAGATTTGAATTAAGTACTTTATTGTACGAAAAACCGATGTATCGATAGTATCAAATACGGTTGCTGTCTCTATTCCATTAATTGTTAATGAGTTATTTCCATCTCCACCCAATGCTTCTGCACGATATGAAGTGGTGTCAATTAAATCTGCAAAATCTTGTCCAGTAGGAATGTCTCCAGACTCAAACTTAGTTTTTAAGGTGTTAATTGGTATGATAGCCATATATGTGATTATATCATAAAATAAGGAATGTACTGCCAATGATGGCTAAGCCAATTGGTTGTGCATTACCGCTAGAAATTCCAGGGTATCCGAGATCTTTAAACCTTACACGAAAAGGATAAATACCTTCAACCTCTGGAGTAAATGTTCCAATAGTTCTAATATTTACTTTTGAGTATTGTTTCGGGGTAACAGAAACTTTAATTCTGTCTAGTGTAGTTACTTTCTCTACTGGCATGATTAACTCTCAGCAGATGTTACATCTTCAATTACTGTGATTGTTCCTTTACATACCGTCCAAGTTCTGGTTGCATCTGATAACTGAATATCAAAAATATCATTTGTTGCAAGACTTTCAGAGTCTCCTGCAGAAAGTGAAACTGTAAATTCTCCGTCATCATCATCTGCGGAAGGTGCAGGACTTAATGAAACAATTACTGGATAAGTTACTACGCCAGTATTTGCATTAACAGTTCTCCTAGCAATGTCCATTGATATTGTCCAGTCGTCAATTGTTAATGGTTCACGGTTTTCATCTGTTACATAAACTCTAAATGCTGCAGTATCTCCACGAACAACTGTCCAAAGAACTGTTGGTGGGGCTGCGCCAATTGAAAATGAATCTGAGCCTTGACCTCTATATGTTGCCATTATAATCCTGCCTTTACTGCACCCCAAGTGCCGTTACCTTTGGATCCTAGTACAAGTATAACCCCTGTTGTTGCAT